ATGCAAGACATGATTGATAACTGTTTAATGTTTCATGGTCAATATATAAATTCTGAAGCTGGAAGTTGTTTTGTAAATAGAGACTTCCTATCACAAAGACTTGAACCACAAGAAATACAGGCACTTCTTACACTTTACACTTCTGGTTCAATTACACAGAAAACACTTCTTGACCAACTTACTGAAGGCGAGGTTCTTGGTGATGAGTTTGATGTTGAAGAAGAAATAGAAGCAACGCAAACTGGTGGCATGGTTGAAATGGCACAGCCAAAAGAAGAAGCAGAACCAGATGAACCAGAACAAGATGCAGAGTAATTTATGTCAACACCTGAAACTTTTTACAGAGAGGCGATTGACTTAAACCGCTACAGCAACCAAGTTGCACGACAAATTGTTACGAATTACAACAACGTAATTTTAGATTTAACAAATAAATTAGCAACTATAGATGAAGTAACAGCACCGGCTACTGTCGCAAGAATAAGGGCTATGTTGGTAGAGATGAAAGAAAGTCTTGAAAGTTGGTCTAATGCTAGTGCAGTTTATTTGGCAGACGAACTACAAGGCCTTGCTGTATTCCAAACAGAATTTGTAAAAGATCAACTTGAAAGGGTATTACCAAAAGGTACTGTTGGAGTTAACTCTGTACAAATATCTCCAGACTTTGCTCGTAGTATTGTTTTTACTGACCCGACAGAAGTAAACATATTAACACTACCGACTGATTTAGAATCTACTGTTCAGAGAACATTTAACCTTACTGCAGCAAAAGGTTCTGCAATAACTTTACCAAGCGGTCAAGTAGCAGAAAAAGCTTTTCGTGGAATATCTACAAAGCAAGCAGAATTAATTTCAAGTCAGATTCGTATTGGTATTACAGAAGGCGAATCTATACCCAAGATTGCAACAAGACTAAGAGGCAGACTGCAGTTTGGCGCAAACCAACAAATGACAGCAAAAGCACAAAGACTTGCTGGTGGAGATGGAATGAAGTTAGCAAACAACCAAGTAATGACTATTGTACGAACTTCTGTTAATCAAGTTCAAAACTCTGTTAATCAAGAAACATATGCAGCAAACCAAGAGGTCACGCAGAGATATGAATATGTCGCAACTTTAGATGCTAGGACAAGTGCAATCTGTGGAAGTTTAGATGGCAGAATTTTTAAATATGGAGAAGGACCTATGCCACCACAACATTTTAACTGTAGATCAACAACTGTTCCAATAATAGATGATGATGACTTGCGTAGACGTTTTCCTGATACTAGGCCAAGTGCTACTGGCAGAGTGCCACAAGGTATGAACTATGCAAGTTGGTTAAAAGATAATCCATCAATACAAACAGAAGCACTAGGTAATAAAAAAAGATTTTTTAACTATTTAATTGATAAAAAAAGAAAAAGTCCAAGAGAGGCTTTGCGATTAATAATTAAAGATGACGGAACAGAGCTACCATTAAAAGAGTTAATAAGAAAATATCCAAATGCCACTTAAAAAAGGAAAACAACCTAAAACAATTACAGGCAATATAAGGCAACTTATACAAGAAGGTTATGGGAGAAGCCAAGCTGTTGCTATTGCTTTGTCGAAAGCTGGTAAGAAAAAGAAAAAAACAAGACGGAAAACAAAATAAAAGATATGATATTTATAGTTGCTTTTAAATTATGCCAAAAGGTATGGGTTATGGTTCTACCATAAAACCAAAGAAAAAAAAGAAAAAAGGTAAAAAGTAATGGGAAAATCATTAGCTGAAAGATTGTCTGAAGCAAAAAAAGCAAAGCAGACACCAAAACCAAAGAAAGATGCGAAAGCTAAGAAGGGTTCCTAAAGACAAAAAAACTGGCATTGCTAAAAAGTATTTGTCAGGTTCAAGAAATCCATCTGCCAAAGCTGCTGAGATAAAAAGAACAGCAAAGCTTTACAAGGAAGGTGCTTTTATTGATATAAAAGCGGTACAAAAATCAAGAGTTGCCCAAGATGTCACAAAAAAGCAGAAGAAAAC